TGTTCTATCACTATCTTTCTCTCTTTCGGATAAGTCTTCGTACTCAGTTTGCACTTGCTTTCTCCATCGTTCCACATTTTCAGGCGTGTAGTTGTCTAGCATATATCTCGTCCAATGAGCCCACTGCCTGTGCTCGAGATCAGCAAGAATTTCAAGAAGCTCTTTTCTGCTAGTACTATCTTGTGACATGCTCTACTCGAAGTCTATGTCTACAGAAACTTTAATGTTTATCTTTGGAACTCGAAGATGATTTGCCATATTGTGCTTTTTAGCTTCAGTTGCATCTAGAAACCAGTCAGCATGCTTCTTTTTATCAACGATCTTCATGAAGTGATCATCTTTCTTTCCACAATTACGAGCCATCATCGTATAGATATTAGAGTTAAGTCTGTCAGCCTCTTTAGCACCAGCCTTTAACTCTTCTACCTTTCCAAAATCCATACCAGACACGTCATGAATCATAACTGTAGCGTTAGGATCCATATATCTCATTCCTTCTTCACCGAAAGAAAAAAGTACAGCGCCACACGACATGGCCTTACCTTCTACGATCGTAGCGACAGGCACTTCGGAATGCTTAATCGCGGCGATCATTGACATAAGGCTATAAACTTCACCGCCATATGAATCAATTACAACAGGAATTACTTTTTGACCTGTGTTGTGTGCTTGAGCCATTTCATGGGTAAACTTTTTTGCAGATTCCTCATTAAATTTATTTACCCTGATAATTACGGGCTGCTTTCTTAGCTCAATTTCCTTTATCTTAGGGTCAATATCAGTAGTCCAATGCATTTTAGTCTTAACTCCTTATTTTTTTATTTATCCGCACTTTCCAAAACCGCAATTCACACATGTCGCACAACCTTCTTGGTATATTATGTTAGGATTGTCACAGCATGTGGTATCGAAAACTCCATTGCTTGCCTTTGTGCCATCAATAATGTATTTTTTAAGACAGCGAGCAATGACCTTAGAGAAATCAAAGATGTCAGCATTTTTATCTTTTTGCAACTGCTCGACCATGTACTGAACTGGTACACCATGACGGAGCGCTAAAGAAAGCGTTCTGGTAAATGCTGAATGATTGGGGTTGTCAAAAACCTTGACAACGTCCTTGACAACAAATTCATTGTCACTAGACCCAACAGCAAGGTCATATTTAGAGGGTACAGATTTTCTAGACCGCTTTGTGATAACGCCTGTTTGATGCTTTCTTGGTATCTCTACGTACTCCGAGAGACCTCCAATCACTTCATATGGGCAACCATCCATTAAGCCGATAAGAATCGTCCACGCCTCACCCTTGATATTCGCTTGATGAATATCGCACTTAAGCACTTCAGGTCTTTTAGGCGAAGACCTTGTAAAGATCGATTGTGATTTTTCTTCCTTTGACTCTTCATTAGCGACCAAGACGCCGGAGCGACTGCCATCTCTGTAGACAGTAACTCCTTTGCATCCGCTTTCCCATCCTGCCATATAAACATTCTTGACAGTGTCAATGTCTGTCTCAGCTGGCAAGTTTGTTGTATTGGAAATTGCATGGCATACCCATTTTTGAGCAGCGGCCTGCATTTCTACCTTAGATACCCAATCAATTTCGTTAGCAGTTGAGCCAGCGTAAGGGCTCGCCGATACTAAATCTTCGACTGAATACATTTGTAGATCTTCTTTGCTTAACGTATCCATCCATTGTTTAAATCCATGATGGTAGACAGTATATTCTTGCCACTTGTCCCCTGAATCATCTACAAAGTCTACTCTAGCTTCAGCATCTTGCCCAGTTAACTTCTTACGACGAGTATAGTGTAGCATAAACGCAGGTTCAATACCAGATGTTGTTTGTGTCAACACCGACACAGAGCCAGCAGGAGCTGTTGTGGTTAACGCGATGTTACGACGACCGGTCTCACGAGCCATTTCCCTTAATTCAGGTGCGGCTTCATATATTCTTTCTATGAATGGATGTCCAGCTTCTTTTTTAAAATCGTAGACCTTGAATGCGCCGCGTTCTTTTGCCAAGATGCAAGAAGACTCATAGGCGCCTAAAGCGAGTGTCTTATAGATATCCTCTACCAGATCAACAGACTCTTCGCTGCCGTACTTTACCCCAACCATTGCTAGAGCATCACCTAATCCAGTTATTCCTAGACCTGTTCTACGACCGTTAACTGCGACTGTCTTTACATTTTCCCAAAGCAAACGCTCACGGCTTTTTACATCTGTGGACTCTGGATCATTTTTTATTTTTGCTAAAATTTTGTCGATTTGTTCAACTTCAAGATCGATCATATCGTCCATCAGTCTCTGCGCCTTTACACAGACATCTTTCATTTTGCTAAAATCAAAACTAGACTTTTCAGGTGTAAAAGCGTTCTTTACAAAAGCGGTAAGATTTACCAGCATTAAACGACAGCTATCGTACGGTGATAAAATAATCTCGCCGCATGGGTTAGTGCTAACAGATCCAAAGCCTTCATCTTCGTAAATGTCAGACGGTGTCATCGACTTTGCGGTGTCCCAAAAAAGTATACCTGGTTCCGCGGATGCATGAGCGCCTTCGATCAAAGAATCCCAAATTTCTTTAGCATTTGCAGGTAAGGATATTTTCGGCTCTTCTCCCGGCATTCTTGCACAAGGAGTCGGCCACTCAAGATTAAATTTTCCGTCGCCTTTAACTGCCTGCATAAACTTATCACTAGCTCTAACGCTTATATTTGCGCCAGTAACTCTCTTTAAGTCTCTTTTAATCTTTATAAAGTCAAGTATCTGTGGGTGATGAACGGATATAGTCAGCATTAAAGCGCCGCGGCGACCGCCTTGCGCAACCTCTCGGCAAGAGTTGCTAAACCTGTCCATGAATACTTCGATTCCATCAGTAGTCCTTGCTGCATTGGCAGTGTTTAAGCCTTTAGGACGAATGGTACTTAAATCAAACCCTACGCCGCCGCGGCGCTTGGCAATCTGGACTAACTCCTGATCGGTCTTAAGAATACCACCATAGCTATCTTCAGGCGCAGGAATTACAAAGCAGTTAGATAAAGACTGCACCCTTAGGTTATTACCTATCCCAGACATTGGTGACCCTTGAGGGACCACATTTTTAAAACCTTCGAGGAGCCCATAGATTTCGTCTTCGCTCATAGGGTTCGGGTATTTTCTTTCTATACGCCCTAGCTCTGATGCAATACGACGATGCATTTCTTCTGGAGATGACTCGATAAGATCACCAGACGCGTTCGCCAAAAGATACTTAGTAACGACGACGTTAGCTGCTAGCTCATCTCCTGAAAAATACTTTAGACATCTTTCATACGCCTGTTGGTATGTGTAAGTTTGTGACACGATTCTACTCCATTACAACTTGTTAATTTCTTTCCACTTTTTTCTGATCAGCTCTTTAGACGCCTTTTGATCGTCTTGTCGAGCCTCAGACAGAGTTGCGGAATCTCCTTCAATTACCTTAATACTAGAGCGTGCGGTGTCAATGTGTATAGGAAAAAGTATCCCATCTTTACCAGCTCTGTTTTTTGCAATAAAAAGTCTACCAGATCCAGTCGCTTTTTCAGTTGGCTTTCTAGAGATAGATATCACAAGATCAGCAACCATCGCCTTTCCATAAGCTTCTGACATGTTTTCAAGACCAACAATATCAGAGTTCGCAGAATCTCTGTTTGCCTGGCTGGCAGTCCAGATAGGAATCCTCATTTCCATAGCAAGGTTTCTTAGCTCTTCATAAATTAACTTAAGCTCATGACGCAAAGAATCGTATTGCCTTGTTGAGCGCATAATATCTGCATAGTCAATTAAAATGACAGACGGCTTAAAGTTTCTAAGCGCTAATTTTTCTATGTGGTTGCGTATTGTTGTAACCGATGCTGCACCCGTTGGGTACTCCTTGATGATAAGTCTTCCAAGGTCACCGTTATTCTCTTCATAGAAATCTTGCACTTTCTTTTTATTATCTCTTACATCTGATGATGGAATGTTACAAAGGTTTGAGTCATACCGAATACCAACCGCTGATTCTGTCAACTCAAAAGTGTAGTGCAAAACGTTCTTACCATATCTCATTGCGTTTGCACCCATTTGTACTAAGTAATGAGATTTTCCTACCCCAGTGTTGGCCGTGACCACACCAATTTCGCCTCTCCCAAGTCCGCCTGCTAAGATATCTTTATGGTCAAGCTCTGGGATACCAGTAGGACACACACATCTATCGATCTTTTGAAATCTTGCTTCAATATCTTCAAAAAAGTCATGACCTACAGTATTTGGCATTCCGATAGACACAGCATTTTTCATCAAGGTAATTACTGATTCAAAGTTGTCAGAGCTAATCAGCTCTACCGACTGTTCTAATGCTTCCTTAAACGCTTGCCTTTTGCAAAAATCGAGAGACTTTTCTTTAACATACGCAATATCACCTGGGTTTGGGTTTTCGCGCATCCTAATCAGGTAAGAAACTATCTGATCACGTAGAAGAATATCACCGTCTTGGCTTAACGAGTCTTTAATGATGCTGATCAACAGTGACTGTGTCGGAAAGCAACGATATTCCCTGAAGTAGTTAAAATACTTATCGCAAAGGTACTCTAGATATCTTAGCTCAAAAAAGTCTGGCCTCATTACTTCAACCATCTGAGCTGCCCATGCCAGGTCAGTTAGAAGACCTTGAAAAATCTTCTCTTGAAAAGGCTTGTTGTATTGTGAGAACTGCCCTGAAGGAACATGATCTAGGACTATAGCCGTTGAGGCGACATTTTGCATCTTTATTTCTCTCTATTTTAACGTTTTCAGTGTCATAAAAAGTCTATCGTAGTCTACACCGGATATTTGTAACCTAAGTAAAGCCTTGATAAATCCCAGCTTATCTCGTTGAGGTTTTTGTTGGATCATATAGTTTATTTTTTCCACCTGTGATGCCGCTAGTTTTCCATGGCCCAAGTACATAAGCTTCCAGTTTTTTCTTATCTGGTCTTCATGTTTGATTATGTTATCATAAAGCTTTAAGGGTCTTTGTACTTGAAGTTTCTTACATTCTGTAATTATGTCGTTTATATCAAGACTACCCTCAAGCGAAAGACTGGGAAACCTTTTAGCTAAGCTTTTAAAACCTACTCCAGGGACGCCTTTTATACTATCTGAAGCATCACCGGCAAAGCATTTTGCTAAACAAAAATTTTCAGGATGTATCCCAAATCGCTCTATAACCGTTAAAATGCTCCATTCTTTTTTGCTACCAGGAGACCACACTTTTACTCTGCTATCTATTAACTGAAAGAAGTCTTTATCTGTGGAAATTATGACACAGTCATTATTACGATAGACAGCTCCTGTTAAGTATGCAACGACATCGTCTCCTTCGCAATCAGGAACATATATTTGCTTGATACCAGCTTTTCTTAGCAGAGAAACGAGCAAGGACACCTGAGAGTTTCTATTTTCAACCGTGTTAGGTATTTCATCGTAAAAACGATTTAGCTTTGCCGGTTTTCGGCCGCCTTTATAGCTTGAATCAACCGCCCTACGGCGTTGAGATCCGCCACTTTCCCATGTTACTATGACGTCGTTAGGTCTGTACCTTTCACAAAGAAGTTGTACTCCTTTAAGGAACCCCACTATCCCACCTACATGTTCGCCGTTGGCATCCATAGAAGGGTTCGCAGCCCAATGTCTATAAAAAACGTTTAAGCCGTCTATCACTAAAATAGGTCGACCTTCAGACATCTAGGTTCTCAATACCTTCAATATTTAAGTCTAAAGAGGCGGCGCGGACTTCTTCGTAAGATTCTGTATCGAGCATGGCTTCTTCAGGATCGGAAAGCTTTCTAGTCATACAATCGTCTAGCACAAGATCTACGTACTTGCTGTACTCTGGGTCATTCCAAACATCACCAAAGTCAGCTTTATAGAACTTCTTCTCTACTTCTACTTCGCCTGTCTTTGTATCTGCTACTGTTAAGGACTTCCACGATCCCGTACCGCTAACACAAATCTGCTTTTTTCCTACAATCACAGGACCGTGCTTTCGCAACTCATCAAAAACTTGTTCATGCTCTACGATACCTTTTCCAAA